AATTGAAAGGCAGCAAAATAGCCCTGCTGCTCAAATCTGCCGGGTCTTTATTATATGCGTCTTCAAATGCCATTAAACTTTGGGTATATACGCCCTGCTGTTGTTCTCCTATTGCCATTACTCTCACATCCTTTATTCTTTGTGCTAAATTCAGCGATATTTTACCGCATTTTGTCGTATTTTAACCGTTGTTTTTAGTATGTAGATTAAAAATCAATCATGCCCAGCGGCCCCAAGATTTGCTGAAATTCCCACTCGCAATGGATCATACCTGTCCAAAGTAAGCCTGCCTGATCAGCTTCGCCGGTAAAAATTGCGGAAAATACCTCAGGTGGTATTTTCTTGTTCTGGTAGGCGTTCAGCTCGCTTTGAATGATTTGCATGATATCAGAAACATTTTTATAGCTTTTTAAAACTAAAACGCCTTCTTCTGTTTCCAGATACGAATCACTGACGCTGCCGGGAACGCCGATAGCGATATCGACCTGATAATGGACCTTCTTAGTCAGTCCTTCTGTCTTGCCAGCGTTATAAAACATAATATAAGGAGCTGTCTCCAAGTCCGGTATCTCATTGACATTACGATATTCAACCACCGTCGTTATGCTTTTGCCAAATTCCTGTTGGCAGTAAGCTTCAAGTTCTGCCGATGCTTTTAAATGTACCGCTAGTTTACGGCTCATTTCCACCATGTTAATCTGCTGCTGCATTTAAGCCACTGTAAACCGTATATTTACGGCCCTTTCCTACATTTTTAACAAACCCGCCGTTATCCATGTATTCCTGTACCTTTTGCGTGATATAAGCAGGTATTTTATCTCGGATATCCATGTATTTCGGTTCAATAAACGGTCGCTCTGGTGTCACCAGCTTTGTCGTCGTTGCCCGCAGATGGATGCCTCGCTTATGAAATAACCGGCGCAAACCCGGCGTTACCTGTTTAGTTACGCCTTCCTCCTGCACGTTGCCTTCAAACGCCGCTGTCCTGCTGGTCCAGCCAACATTGACGCTGCTATCTGCCGGATCATAGGCATAGCCTAAAGCATTTTTCAAACGTCCATACCATACGCCAGGCGCAGTCCTCGATAATTTTCGCCTGTCTTGCAGCTTCCAACGCTGCGGCCAACTTTGCCCTGTAAATTTGCCGCGCACCGCTTCTTTCAGCTCGTTCTGCACAATATAACCGGTACTTTTCAGTACAGAGCTTATGAAACGCGGATTATTCTTTAGCCAACGCTGCACCACAGGGCTGATACCATCTTCGAGATCGATTTTGAAATACATTATTTTTCAAACCCCCTCGCAAAACCTTTGGTATTTTTCGAAGCTCCGAAGGTAACTGTCTTGCCGATAGTGTCCTGCGCTATCTGTTTATTGACATACCATGTCCCACCTTTATGGATAATCTGGTCGCCAGTTTTAATCTCCTGTGCATCTTCTTCTAACAAAGTAAAAGAAGCCTCGTCACTGACTACATCATTGACGGTAATACCACGAAAGAAATTTTTGCGCACGACCGGCGTTCCGATACTGACAATTGCTTTGATTTCCCTGTCCTGGTAAAATACTGTTTCTGACAGAACGCTGCCAAAGATAGATTTTTTAATAACATCTGCAATGCTGCTCATAATTCACCTTGTGAAAAAGGCGGACTAAGCCGCCTTTTCCTTTTAACCGATTTTGACCTGCACTTTATCTGCGCTGGCCAGTGCCGTTTCCCACACAATGCCGGCTTCAAGATAAGCGGTCGGATTGGATTCTGCGCCGTCATTAGCATCCACAGTTACCTTCTTAGCAGCCGGATCCCAATAGACTTTTTTCCCTTGCTGCAATTCTGTAGAAGTATCCTTGGGCAGCAGAAAAACTCCTGTCATATAAACAGCAATCACATCATTCTTTTTGGCTGTGCTGGCCGCTACACCAAGCGCGTCGTTAATAACAACAACTTCGCCACGTTCCACGTCAGCAGTGCATGTATAATCAAGATTTTCACCTTTACGTTTAAACATTTCTTTTCCCTCCCTTATTTACCGGCGTTTTTAACCAGGCCGCGTGTATCCAATACATTGATTGCAAAATCATGGTACATCCTGAAATTAATACCCAAATTATTAAAGTCAGTACCGGTTTCAATGATTGGCGCTGCATTACCATTAAGGTAGCAAACCTCGATCGTATCTACCATGCCTTTGGTAGCTACCAGATAATAAGCAGTTTCGCCGCTTAATTCATCCAGCGTGGCGTCCACGATCAGTTCAAGATTACTGCGGGTTCTGTTTGCCGGATTGCTTACGCCGCTGTTTTTGCCTTCCGGATCTGCTGTAGATGTCAGCAGCTGTTCCGCCACAGTTTCTAAAGCCGCCGGAATGATCAGATATTTAGGCACAATATTCAGTACAGTATTATTGCCCAGCTTCTGCTTACGCATCAGCTTTTTAGCTTCACCCAAAGACTTGACAGACAGTGCCGCCGCGGTACCAAGATTGCCCTTGGCAGAGCTGTAATTATTGGCATCAATAAGCGCTTTATAGGCTAAATGATTTTTATAACGTTCCATAGATGTTCTCAGCAGCTTCGGGATTTTTACCAAGACATCAAGATCGTCATTGATCATCATTTCGCGGGTAAAATTAGTAGCGTCACCATAGGTCGCCAACTGTACGCCTACGGATTCATCCAGCAATTCACTGTAACTGAATTCGCCGCCCTCAGGAATTTTAACCGGTGCCATAGCGTCATAAATGCGGTAACGCTTGGCAATTTTAAAATCAGTATTGCTGCCGGTCTGGGTCCATGCTCCATAGGTCGTCGCAACCTCGTTGTAACCGCTGGACAGGCTCTTATGCGCCAGATTATCAGCAATAGCAGACAATGCGCTGGTAGTAGTCAGCGCTCTAGCAAACAGTTCACGATCAGTCATGCGACCGATGCCGGTTTCACCAGCATCCTGCAGCGTCATTCTTGCCACATCAGCAAAGCGGCAGTTGCGGAACTCATCAGCACCATCTGCCGGCTTCTCCAAGATGCCGCCATGGCGCAGGAACAAACCGTCAACGATAGCTGTGCGTTTTTTATCGGCTTCATCCTGAGTAACTGTTACTTTAGGCGGAACGGTAGGTTTCATCCGCTCTTTCAAAATTGCCAAAGCCCGTTCATTTGCCTTTTCCATGGTGCAGTCCTCATCTTTGAGCATTGCCTCCATATCCTTTTCTTCGATTTTCAATTCACGGCACAATGCGCGGATATTACTTTGACGCTGGTTTTCTTCAGTACGGACCTCCGCCGCAAGTGCTGCTCTTTCTTCTGGTGTCATTTCCTTTTCCTCACCTTCGTAATTATTTTTTTCATATCCGGGTTCACCGGACCGGTCACTGCCGGCAGAAGTTGATTTCTGCATCTCAGTTTCCTCGGCTTCTTCCGTCCCTGCTCCGTCTCCCATATCACGGAAGCCGTCGGGGCTGTACAATCTGCTACGGCCAACTCCTACAGCCGCATCTGCCGGTATTGAAACGATACTGATTTCAAAAACTTCCCACTTGTCAGCTATCAGCGCTGGGCCCTCGATACCGTCCGTACTGGTTTCATCACGTTCGATAATACTGTAATTTTGGATGTTGTACCCTACCGATACACCGCGCAGGCTACCGCTTTCCACTTTTTTCAGAATACGCTCAGAAAGCTCATCATCATCAAAAGTAATGTCGGCATACGCCTTGCTGCCTTCGGTCCAGATTTTATCCACCCTTGCAATAACCTTATCTCTGTCGTGATTAAACAGTACCGGCATCACACCTGCACTGAAACGCTCAGTGTTCATGCTGCTATCACTGACCCGCAGAATCTCCTTACCATACCAGTAATCGCGTACCGGTGTTTCTGACGCAAATGACAGCCGCGCTGTACGCTCCGAAGCGTTAAAATTAGTCAGCGACGCTGCCCTCATCCTTGGGGCTTTGGCCGCCTGCTGCCGGGTCAGTGTCTTGCTTTGACTTGGCATTTTTATCCTCTCCTTTCACAATTAATCCGAGTTCTTCCATCATTTTCTGCTCAGCTGCCAGCTGTTCTAGCTCTTCCTTCCAATCCTTACCCTCGCTGGCCGCAAGGGCTTTGCGGGTGAGCGTTTTTGATTCAATGCCGATCTTTTTGGCGTTGGCCTCTTTCAGAGGATCAATCCACGGCATTCCTTGCGGAATAAACTCATGTTCCAAATATTCTTCCAGCCTTTCCCAAAAATCAGGATACTTTTGGGCGTCGATCATACCTGTTTGATAACCTGCTTTGATAACTTCTTCATAAAGTTTGCTTAATACATGCTCAATCAAAGACATCTGCATATCAAGATAGGTTTTTTCGTCTTCCAACAGATTCTGCCGGGCAGAGGAATAATTGACCTCACTCACATCCCTACTGGCACTTTCATGTGACAATCCCTGTCCTGCCGCCGCCAGCCGCTGCTGCGTAGTTGTGAAATCCTTGGTCTCAGCCGCCGCCCCTGTTGGTACGACACTGGTAGCATCCTGACCCGGCTGCAGATATAGAATATCGCCGCCGGTAAACCCCTGTATTTTCTGGTCTTCAGGTATAGGTTCGCCCATTTTTTCAAGCAAGCCCTGTACCTTGCGACCAATACCTCCGGCAATGCCGTCAGGGAATTTCTGGGTAATTACCAGCGCCAGTGACGCAGCTATTTTATGAGCAAAACTCACTGTGTCCAGATAATCGTCAGTGTCGCGTATCCTTGGTAGTGTCCGCGCTAGTCGGGATATCTCCCTGTATTCAGTAGGACGCCGCCGCTGCCAGAAATAAATAATCCTGTCCGCTTCTACCCTTGTTACCTTATAGTCACTAAAACCGTTAGGATCAGTTTCTTTCAGGTAATACGCTACCGGACGGTTATACTGGTCAAGCTCGATACCGTTACAGATAACATTGCCGTTGTCCGCTTCCATGCGGCCCATGGCATCAATATCATCAACTTCCCGTATCTGCACTTTGAAAGGATATTTTTTATCCTGCACATACGTTTTGACAATAACTATCCCCCCATCTACCTGCGTTCGCTGAGTGATCATGTTCAGCATCTCACGCAGCGACTGCTGCCCTGTCAAGTCGCAGTTTTCAGGCTTTGACCAGTGCCGCCAAAGTTTTTCAGCGGCTTTGTTAAAGGTATCATCCTCTGTCCTGGCCTGCAGGTTAAAGCCACGACCAACTACATTGCGCTGATAGGCAAGCAGGATACCGTTGGCAATATCGCTGTTGCGCTCAGCATCTCTAGCCCTGGCCCTCATCCTGTCTCTTGACACTTTATTGATACTCTCGCCAGTACCGATCATCGGTTGCCAGTTAGCACGGCTGGCGTTCTGGTCTCCCGCCTTGTAACCGCCTAAAGCACGCCGATACTGCATTCGCTCCCATGCTTTTTGCGGGGCAAAAAATGCTATCGTACGATCGATAATATTCAAATCATTTCCCATGGTAGGATTTCTGGCATTATTTGACATTTCTTATCATTCCTTATCCTAAATTATCCTAAAAAAATTCCGCGGACTATTCCGCCGCTACCACCGCCGCCATTTTCCAGCGCCAGCCTTTCTTCAAGCCTTGCACGCTCGCTGCGCAGTTCTGCCAGACTGGCATGTTCAACTTCTGCGGTCGGTGTTTTTATCCGCTGGCCTGTCGTCAGAATAGCATTGATTGCTGCGTCAATGGCGTCCAGCTGTTCTTTAATCGTTGCCATGTTTTCCCTCCTATTCTTCCGGCAATTCTTCCAGAAGCGAAACATGACTGAGATCTGCCGCCAAAAAAGCATATACTTCGCAGTCCCACCAGTGGTTCTGCTTGGCCGAAGTTTTTTTGACCCACGTTTCAGTCTGTCTGCTGCCTTTAGTCGTTACTACTCTGTGTTCAGCCGTCAAATGCTCCGCGTAAACAAGCTCCGTGTCCTTATTCAGCATCCATGCACCTATGCCAATAGGCCTGTGCAGTCTCGATGCGATTATATTTTTGTACTGGTCTGTATCAACGATATACAAAAGCGACGGCCTGAGGCCTTTTATTTTGGGTTCTATATTCGCCGGACGGTATTTACCTACCATTGGCGTACTGGACCCTTTGCAGGGAATCGCTACGCCGTGACGAGCATTACAGTATTCGTAAACTTCGTCCGTCCTGTAACCGGAATCGACGCAATAGGCGTTGACCTGCCACCGCAGCTCTCCCTCTTCATCCGCCCAGAATTTATCCATAACGGCTTCCAGCTCTTCCCATGTCCGGGCCATACCGTAAGCTATATTCTGGCTTGTAAGCTTTGCGCCCCATGCGCGAATAGTCCAGTAAAAATAATCCTTTTGTACGTCTACGCCAGCAGTCAACAGTTGGGCCCATGCAGGTACAACATGAGCCGGTATCTCTGTACGCTGTTCCAAAACGCTGCCGATATCCATGTTGGCAGAAAGATTTTCCCACGGTTCGCCCAGCCACGAGTTGATAAAGTTCATCAAATCAGCAGGGTCGTCTTTGGATCTCTGGAATTCTGCCGCCACCTGTCCAAACGTTATCCATGGGCTGTAAATAGAATTGATGGAGTAAGCTATTCTTTTCGGCTTACCCTTGCATTCATTCTGCGCCACCCATTTGCCGCGCCGCAGCATCTCCGGTTTGTGGTGATCTTTGATGATTCCATGACATTCACAGCACTCGTAATGTGTCTGATACTCGACTACTGTCGCATGTTCTTTACTATCAAACTTTACACCGTCCCAAGTCAGCGGCTGCATATGCCCGCAATGCGGACAGGGTACATAATATTTATATCTAACGTCGGCTTCGTTGTAGGCTTTGGTGATATTGCCTTCTTTGATCGTCGGCGTAGAGATCAGAACTAATTTCATCATGCCCGGCCAGTTTTTTGATCGTTCACGCGCCAGCTTGATTGGGTTTGCTTCCCTGCCTGCCCAGCGTGGGTATTTATCAACTTCGTCCATGATGATGTATGGTATGGACAAACTCGCCAGTTTCGATGGCGAATTTGCCGTTGTCAACTTACAGAACCCGCCCCGAAATTTCAAAAATCCGTCACGGCTAGCATTTTCGTCAAATTTACCTTTAAAGCAGCTACAGCTATTAAGCATTACCTGCAAACGTTCTTCTGAAAATTCCTTGTAGGTTTCCTCGTCCGGCATAACGTATAAAAGCCTGTGCGGTCGCTGATCTATGGTATAACCCAGCATATTAAGGGCACTTTCGGTGCCGCTGGTTTGTGATGCCTTGATAAAATCAATTTCTTCGACGCTTTCATCAGCAAAGGCGTCCATAATGTCACGCATATATGGCACAAACTCTGTCGACCAAAGCCCAGGCTTTGAAGTAGATCCTACTGGAAGTACCCTGTTATGGTCGGCCCATTCAGAAACGCTCATTCTTTCTGGTGGTTTCAACTTGGCAAAAGCTTTTTTGCCGATATCTTCAAGTGCATTCTGCCACTTTTCTATTTGCTCATCGTTTATAAAACTTAGATTCTGATAGACGGTCAAGTCCTGTTTCGATTTCATAATTGACTATTCTCCGTACATCGTGCATGATTTCCGGATACTGAGCATGAAGCTCAGTAAAAACCTTTTCGCCTATCCGGAGCAGGCCTGATCTGGCATTTGCAAAACACGCTGTCATTTCTTCTTCCACCATTTCCAGCGGTACGAGGCGTTCCATCATACGTTCCAGCCGCATTTCCTCAATGTCCGCCTTAATTTCTTTCAGCCTGGCATCTGCATTGAGCTTTTTAGCTTCATTTGTCGTCCCGCCGTCAGTTCGCCCGAATCCAGCAGACTTTATGCGCCACTCGATCAGCACCGCCAAATCCCACCAACCACGTTTATATTGCGGCGCTCCGCGAGCTGTCCACGTCGACAAAGTTCGATCGCTGATTCCAAAGATTTTGCATACCTGGCTGCTCCTGACGATCAATTTATCATCGGCAGTTATTTGCAAATATGACGGAATGGCTTTTCTCCGAAGTCTGCTTGATCGTTTTTCTTCGCTTTTTTGTGCTTTTTGTAACACTTTTTCGGAGCTGTCTTTTTTTGTGCCATTAATTGTTAAGTTTTTGTTTTCATCGTTCTGTTTTTCTTTCATTTGCAACCTCGAAATTTCGAAGTAAATTTTTTTATTTTTTTAGAGACAGACGCCGCGCGCTCTCCGACCTTCGGGCCGCACCCCCTCTGGGAAGTACCTTTGCCTATTCGTGCGGCACGTTACCGGCTGCTGGTTCTCTGCTCTGCGTGTGTCTGCACCTGGTACAGCTCTCTATATATAACCATATACCGAGCAGACAGTAAGCGGTACCCCCCAAAAGTCTCGAAATTGTCTACGAAAAGAAAAAAGCAGAAGCTTGTAAGCTTCTGCTTGAATATAGAAAGGGCGCTTGCATTGAGCAAGTGCCCTTTACTATTTAACTATTTACTTTTGTTTGTCTGTCTCTATTGTTTGTCTGTCTCTATATCGTCTATGGTTAGCCGTATAACTGTACCGTCTTTAGTCGTGATTGTCAGATCTGCGCCGCAGTAGTCGCATACCTTTATTAAATCGTTAATGCTATATATTCCCTTGCTCATTTTAGTACTTGCAGCTTTTGGCGTTAAATTGAAAGCATTGGCCAACATCGGCGGTTTTACTTTAGAACTAACTAAAATCATTTTTATTTTGTCGTTAATCATGATTATCACCCCGACTATATTATAGTCGTTTGAGACTATCCCGTCAACTTAAACAGCATAATTATTTTCCTAAAAGAAGAAAATGCTCTTGACTTTTTCTTCTTTTAAGGCTATAATTATATTAAAGAAAGAGATAAAACCTCTTTCAAGGCAGAAAGGATGTGAGAACATGAAAAGCATTATTAAACCTTTTGAGATCCCAAAAGCGGCGGCCCCCTGGGTTGGCGTTGACATTTTGGAAAAAGGAAAAACCGCTGGCGTAAAACCAGCGGCAACAACAAAAGCTAGCAAATAGTTAGCCTGCAGGCAGTGCGTCAACACTGCCTGCAAATAAAGAATATCATACTAAACTGAAATTTACAACCAGAAAATATAAATCATGAACAAATAAGGAGATGTTTTAAATGACAGCATATCACAATATTGAGGATTACAGTTTTGAAATCGTCGAAAAAATCCCTGAAGGTTACGAAGTTTGGAGCATCGGGCGGCATATGCAAAGCGATGAACTTGTGCCCCTGTGCCAAGTTTTCGCAGGGACTTATAATATAAACCCAGACACGTTAAAAGCTATAAAAATGTTGCCTGCTGAAGCTGCCGTGATTAAGAAGATAGTCGGAAGATATGAACTTGGGAGCGTAAAGGCTTGCAGAAAGTATTTGAAACGCAAAAGCGGTAAGGCTATGAAAAAAAATGCGGCTCAAACAGCGCTTGAAATTTTTGAAAAGTACATGTAATTAGCCGAAACGCCCACGCTTGTGGGCGTCAGCCGTGGGATAGCCTCCCGGCTCTGATGATGGCAGGCTGATTTAAAATTTAGAATTGGAGTGATCACAATGATAGACTTATCCCAATATTTAGCAGCTGAAAAAGAACTTGCAGAAAAGCGCAAACACCAAAGCCAATTACAAGGCATAGGCTGGAAAAATTCCGTTGCCGCTCAAGAACTAAAACCGGGCCAGCATATACTCTATAACTACGGATTAAGAAGCTTGATTTTGGCAGTTGAACCAAAAGGCGCTCAAAGCGTTATTGTTACAACGATTAACGAAAGAGGCAACCAGTTTAACCGCCGCTACAAATCAACGACCCTTGTGGCTGTCGACGAATTAAACTAAAGGAGATACCAAAAATGAAATTCGAAATTGAAAAAGTTGCAAACATGATTTTTATAACGGCAGAATACAACGTTATTTTTAAAGCGTGGGATATTACAGAATTCACAGAAAGAAAATTACATAATGCAATCAAAAAAATTAACAGTGATCTGAATGGAAACGCTGAATTTATCAGAACATTTTAAGCCGAAACGCCCGCGCTTGCGGGCGTCAGCTGTGGGATGGTCGCCCAGGTTACTACGGGAGAAAGTATATTGTTTTTTGCAAGCGTGGCTAACCCTCCGCAAGTTTGAATGCTGCGGGTACTCTCTCCACTCTGATAATGCAGCCGCTGACGTATATCAGCGGCTATTTGCGTACAACGGCAAAACCGCGTGCAACGGCAAAACCGCGTGCAACGGCAAAACTACGTGCAACGGCAAAACTACGTGCAACGGCAAAACTACGTGCAACGGCAAAACTACGTGCAACTATGAAAGCCCTAGCCTGTCGGCCAGCATTTGACAAATCAAATCAATATCTTTGTAAAACTTCGCACGACTGACATTAAGCTGTGCGATTATTTTTTTGTCCTGCATACTCGGCCTGGTCAAAAACTTTGCATTAAACAACTGTGATAAATCCTCATTCAGATTCTCGCGTAAATTATCTATTGCAGCTATAACCCGTTCCAGATACGCCTGTCGTAAAAACAGTATCTTAAGCTCCCTGTTTGTCACATCTGCATTTCCAGAACATTTCAGGTTATTTATCCGCTCATGGATCCGGACATTTTCTGCACAGCTTTCCCTGTAGTCAGCCAGTTCCTGCAGGACGAATTTTTTAGTATTGTGTTTCATTCACGTCTACCTCATCTTTCCGGGCGACGACAATTTCCAGCCGAGGACGTTTTGCGTCGAAGGAGAAATCCATATCGCGAACAAGGACGTTTTTATCATTTTCAAAGAGGACGTTTTCAAGAGCATCCGGCAGGAGCTTATGACAATTATTCATATCGCGAGGACGACGATCGGGCCAAAACGCCCACAACAGCAGGACGATTTTTTCATCTTTGTCCGGGTAAATCCAGCCCTGTTTCCGTTTTGCCTGATTGGCTTCATAGCCGGCAAGGAGCTTCCAATTCTTAGCCGCCTCAGTCAATTTCCTGCCTTTACGTTGACCAGCAATATTTACATAACAGTGATTCACACTAGGTGGTATGTCTAATACCATTTTTATCATATTCACGCCGTCCTTTCTTTGGTTTATCTGATATTTTAATTGCTCGGTAATATTGATATGGATACCCGGTTATTTCACTTACGCCATATTCCACGCTGTCAGCAATTAACATATACCCTTGCGGCACTTTTGGAGTTTCGCGCCAACTGTCAGCTTTAACTATTTCTGGTTTAATTTCTGGTTTTTTAAGATTTCTAGACGAGCACCATCTTTTCCTGAATACAGCTTTTTCAGGATCGTTGTATGTTTTACTGGTCTGTTTTATTAAATATGCAGCAAGCTTGATATAGTCTCCGGAATCATCCAACACTCTCAGCCCAACTCTGCCATGCCCCCATATTCTATTTATTTCTTCCGGCAATATACCACCGTTGACCACCAAATGAAAATGCATGGAAACTTTTCCATATTCGGCTACCGCCACATATTTCAGTTCCAGCCCCATTTTTTTGTAATGACTTCTCAACTTTTCCAAAAATCTTTTCAGGTCTTTTCTTGCTTCTTCTGGATTGAGCGCTCTTTCTTCCGGTCTATAAGTGAGAATCAAATGGTAATCACCTGATCTGAAATTAGTGTTGATCTGCCATCGTAATTTTTTTGCAGCATTACGCTCATTTACTTTTTTCATATTTTCCGGAGTAGGGTTTATATTGGCCGACTTGGTCACTTTTTTACTTTTATATTTAATCGTGTAAGTCTTTTCGACTTCCAGCGTCATCCCCGCAAAAATTGATTTTTTTATATACATGATAAAATCCGCCTTAAATTAATAGATTGAATCAAGTCAAAAGGGACCAGCGTCCCTTGTCATAAAAATAGCATATATAATGGAAGGAAATTTTCTAAAATATTAAGGTTTGGGAACATATTGATAAATATACTCCCAGTTTGATAGATTACTTTAATATCTTAATAATTACTAAAATGATATAAGAAATAAGCATAAGAAGTGTAGATGTTGTTCTTTCTTTAATATAATTTCCCAGACAAATCGAAAATAATATTCCTATCCCAATAAATTCTAATTTATCAATCATTAAGTACACCCTTACTCAATAAATTATCAGCAATGTGTCGGGAGCTTTCTAACATTGGTATAAAATGCTCTTCGACTACCAAATTTACTTCTTGCGGTATCTGCTTTTGAGCAGCCGTCAATAAAGTTATATAAGCATCCCTTTTCTCATTCATAGGCATTTTCCAGATGATTGGTTTTAATAAAGCTATTGATCTTTCTAACTTTAGTATGTTCATTCGGGTTCACCGTCCATTTTTGCGCCACAGTTCGGGCAGTATTTTTTGACGTCGCAAATAAACTCTAAAACATGATGGCATTCGGAACACTCCACATGCCATGCTTTTTTAGTAATCCAATGCCCGTGCTTACGTTCTTCTACTGTAGGTATTGTATCAAGCCTATCAGCAGCACTTTGATAACCAGCTTTAAGACCGTCATAAAACCCACAGCAATCGTGTATATCTCTAGCTATTCTTAATAACTCAGCTTTCGCCTTATTAGCGTCTATCAATCGCATAATCTATTCACCTACTATTTTTTATCTTTATATCATAAGTATTATTAACTATGTCCATATTATGATCATCATCCATGTATGCTTCTTCTATAACATCCTTAATTTCATCCTCTGTAGCGTCATTTTCTACGTCTAGTTTGATCTCATACTCATTTGTTTCAATAACTGTTGCTATTACTGTTTTCATAATATATTAACCGTCCTCTCAAATATCCATCGGGTCACAATTCTCACAGTCAGGTTCAATGTCTCCATACTGCCAACGACAATATGTACAGCAGTATTTACTGTCCCAGTAATCACAGGTAGCGTCACAATCATCACAAGGGCATTGTTCTTCTTCCATTTTTATTCACCGTCCCGTCTGTTCCATGCTGCTGCAGCTTCTTCTTCTGTTGGCTGAAATCTCCCAACAGTTGCGTCACATTCTAGATTTGTACAGATCACATAATAATAAGGATTAATTGGCGTTCTTTCCATCTTAGCTTTGCTACCGCAGAACGGACAAGGTTTTAATTTAGTCATTTTTCTTCACCTTCTTGTGCCAAAATATCCAAAAACAGCTATAAAAACTACGGTCAATATAGCCATTAATACCATTGATAAATTCGGTCCTATTTCATACATTTTTCATGCCCCCTTGTATGTAAACACATATTTTATGATTGGTCATTTCAACCCTCCTGTGAGCAATGCTATTCCAAATAACGTAAGTGTTATAGCCCCTATAGTGTGAGTAATGACATATAAGCGCTATGTCTGCCACTGCTGTCAGTCAGAAGTACCAACATAAACCAAAAAGCTGACGCTGTAATCACAATAATAGATGCTGTAACGACACATTTCATTAGTAAATAAATAAAATCCATGCTATTTATTCTCCCTCTTCCTTTATCCACTAATCATCTTCTTGAATGCTCTCGGTTTCGTCTATATTTTCTTCATATTCACTTTTGCTAATTATCATAGCTTTTGTGCCACCGCTCATGCTTATTAAAGCGTTTATAGCTGTTTCTTCCCAATGGTTTAAGTCTGTCTCAGAAATGAATTTACTGAATTCTGCACCAAATTTCATGTAAATATCGTTGTCAGATTTCAAATAAATCGTTATAGTATATGGCATTGTTATTCACACTCCTATTTAGATATTGTACTCATTACAATACAAGCTATCATCCAAAGCACCGTAACACTTATAAACAATTGATTCATTTTTCTTCGCCGTCCCGTCTGTTCCATACTGCTACAGCTTCTTCTTCTGTTGGCTGAAATCTCCCAACAGTTGCGTCACATTCTAGATT